GGCCGCCGACGACCGCTACACCTCGATGACCTACCGGCGCGCCGTCGAGGCGCGAGAGGCTGACCTGCTTGCGCACGAGGATCGTTCCCTCGGTCGCGTTGTCGAGGAGATCGTTCAGGGTGTCGCCGTCGCTGTCGGTCTCCGTGCGGACGGTGAGCGTTCCGGACCTGGCCGATCGGGGCTTTCCCTGTACCACGATCCGCCCGTTGATGTTGAAGGTCGTGGCGCCGCGGTCGCGCTTCCACTCCAACGGCGATTCGATCTTCACTGCGGCGCCGACTCCGCGGATCGCGTCGGAGACGACGTCACTGTTCACGGTCGACGTGATGGGCCCCGAGAAGACCGTCCACTGCATCCCGTTGATGTCAGTCAGGACGGCCGCATAGTTCAGGGCAATCCCGAAGGGCTGCTCGGCGTCCACGCGCAAGAACGACGCTTGGGCGGTGACGTCGATACCGCTGGCGGCGCGGACGGCCGTCAGATCGCTGCCGACCTGCCGGTACAGCGTGATGGTCGTGTTGTCGTCCCCGGTCAGGCCTGTTGCGGACACCAGTGTTCGTGGCGGGAACACGGACTGTGCCGTGGCGTTGACGTCGCTGCTGGCCTCTCGGATCCGCAGTACCCCGGCGACGCCAGTGTTCGCCGCGGACAGAGTGGCGCTCACGGTGGGTGCGATCGTCGCCGAGCCGGAGGAGACCGAGGCGGTCACGGCAGCGGTCCGCAACCCGTTCCCCGTGGTGACGGACACGCTGTAACGGCTCGTCACCGTGCCGAAGGTGACACCGGATGCGGCGACGGCCTGCGCCGACAGTGTCACCGTGGACAGCGGCAACGCGTAGGCGATCCACGCGAAATCGCCCGCTGCCCAGGTCAGAGATGTTGTCCCGGTCACGGAGAAGGCCGTGCCGGATGTCTGGTCGTCGCCGATGCTGACCGCCCAGCGCCATCCGGTTCCAGCGGTGCGCGCCAGGATGTTGATGGTGCCGGCGATGACGCTGCCCGTGCTGCCGGACGGGATCGAGGTGGTGGGCTGAGCGTCGCCGCCGGTCATTTCACGGACGAACCAGGTGATCCTGCGGGGCCCGGTGCCGCTGCCGAAGGTGCCGCCACCACCGGAGACGGATCCTGCGAGTGTCCACCCTGAGGGGGTCGACGGCACGGAATCGGACGGGTGGCCGGACGTGACCTGGAGGATGCCCAGTTGCCCCGCCGTGGGAGACGAAAAATACGCCGGAGTGATGGTGTTGGCGTTGGAGACAGTGTTCCCCGAGTTGACGTAGGAGATCGTCATGCGCCGCTGCGCCTCCCTACCTTCGCCCGGAAGGCCTGGGTGCTCTCGGAGGCCTTGATCTTCGGCCTGACCTGGACGTCGACGAGGTCCTTCAGCCGGTCGTCGTTGAAGTGGACGTGGACCTCGGTGCCCTGCTGGTTCTCCAGCGCGGTCGCGAACCGCTCCCACAGGGCGTCCTGCCGGCGGGCGACGCTGCGGCTGGTCGCCGCGGTCGGCACGTAGCGGCGGCGTACGGAGATACCGGTCGCGGTGTCGGCCAGGCGCTGCGCGGAGGCGCCGACGAGGTGGCCGTGCAGGTCCATGCCGTGGACCATGCCGAGGACGACCTGCTTGCCGACCTCGTCGCGGAACACCGCCGACGGCGACTTGATCTTCAGGGCCTTCTTGATCGACTTGACCAGGTCCGTGGCCAGCTTGTCGATCTGCTTCTGGAGATCCTTCTCCGTGGCCTTCAGACCTGCGAGGAAACCCTCTCCGGCGTGCTTGCCGGTATCGAACATGAGATCGGCCATGTCCTTGCCGAAGCTCGTCGCCAGCTTCCCGCCGGACGCCACCAGGCTGTTCATCTTGGAGATGTCGCCGGTCGTGACGTTCTTCGCCCCGAGAACGGCAGCGAGTTGACTGCCCGGGCCGGCATCGCTGAGCTGCTGGAGCAGGTCCTTCGATGCGCCGCGCGCCTTGAGGGATTTCGTCAGGGCCACGAAGCCCGACGCCGTCTTCTGCTGGCTGCCCATCTGGGAGAGGAGCGAGCCAATGTCGGTGGCCGACGTGCCGGAGACCGACAGGAAGTCCTTGATGTTGGAGGCCTGGTCGGCGGCGTACGAGTTGGCCGCGGCGATCTGTGCCTGGACGGCGGCCCGCTTGTCGGCCAGCGACTGGAGCCGGCTGCCCTTCTTCTGGATGGAGGCGGCAGTCTTGTTATATCCGGCGTTCAGGAGCTTCGTCGCGACGCTCTTCACGGCCGACGCGATCGCCGACGACGTACCCCTCTCCAGGGTCTTCAGTAGGCCGGTGGCGATCGTGTTCGACACCGACGTCTTCGCGGAACGCCTCGCATTGGCGAGCGAGATGTTCGCCGCCTTGAGCTCCGCCTCCGCGGCCCGGAGCCGCTTCTCCGCGGCGGCGACGCCCTTGTGGCGGCGCTTGGCGCGCGCCACCGCGTCCTTGTCGTCCTCGACCTTCTGCTTGGCGCGGCGGGCACGGTCGGCCGCGTTGCTGATGGTGCCGGACGCGTAGCCGGGCAGCGTGATGTTGTGGGCCTTGGCGAACGCCATGCTGTCGGGGTGGCTGAGGACGTCCTCGCCACCCTTGAAGTCCACCAGCTCGGGGCCGCGTTCGCCGACCCAGGCCAGGCCCTTGGCAGCGCCCCTGGTGCCCTCCGCATACCAGTGCGGGGACCGCGACAGCCACTTCGAGTAGGCGTTCAGCGGGTTGCCGTAGCGTTCCGCGATGTAGGACAGGCCCCACTTGATCTGGGTCGCCGGGTTGGTCTTCCAGTCGGCCCCGGCACTGGCCATCTTCGATCCCGGAAGCGATTGGGGGATGCCTGTCGCGCCGGAGGCCTTGTTGTAGGCCTTCTCGTTCCAGCCGCTCTCGCCGTTCCACAGCGACTTCAGCGCGGACCACTGGGCGCCCGTCCAGCCCCGTGCTGCCGCCAGGGTCGCGCCGATCTTCTGGTTCGCCGAGGAGCCGCCGCCGCTGCCGCCCAGTCCCAGCAGACCGAGAACATCGCCGCCCAGGCCTCCGAGGGCCTTGAGGGCCTTCCCAGGCAGCGCGGCGACGCTGACGAGGCCCTTCTTGACGATCGACCCGAGTGCCTTGGGCAGGGAGCCGAACACCTTCTTCGCGATGGCCGAACCCGAGGTCTTGGCCATGCCCTTGATCAGGCCGGCGACGAGGTGGCCACCGATGCTCATGAAGACGCGGCTGGGCGACCGGATGCCGAAGAAGTGCTTCACGGCGTTGACGACCGGATCGATGATGGTGCTCTTGATCCAGGAGCCGATGCCCTTCATCGTGCCGACGATCCCGGACTTGAACCCGGAGATCAGCGCGCCGCCCTTGGACAGCAGCCATGACCCAGCCTTCGAGAACCCGGACCGCACGGGGCTGACGACGTGCGAACCCATCCACGACGCGATGCCCCTGGCGGCGCCGACGACACCAGACTTGAAGCCGGACACCAGCGAACTGCCCTTGCCGACCAGCCACGTTCCGGCCTTGATCATGCCGCTGGCGACGGGCACCAGGATGCGGTTGAAGATCCAGCCGCCGATCGCCTTGGCTCCCTGGCTCACTCCGCTCTTGAAGCCGCCCACGAGGGCACTGCCCCTGGACAGCAGCCATGACCCGGCCTTCGAGAAGGCGCCGACCACCGGATCGATGACCCACCTCTTGCCGAAGGACCCGACAGCCCGACCGCCACGGGCGACACCGCTGCCGAAACCTTTCGCCAGGTCGGCACCCTTGCCGAGGAGCCAGCCACCGGCCTTCGCGAAGGGCCGGACGATGATCTTCGTGAGATCGATGACCTTCTTCGTCAGCCACGCCGAGGCGGACTCGATGCCGGATCCGACGGCCCGCGGGATAAGTCCGGCAGTCGTACGCAGCCGGCGCGCCGGGCCCATGACGAACCGCTCCACGAGATCACGGGCGATGCCCTCGGCGGCCGGCAGCGCCTCCCTGAAGCCCTTGGCGATACCGCGGCCGATTGGCCCGAAGACCTTCCCGAGGCCCTTCTCGATCCAGCTGCCGGCCTTCCCCAGGCCCCTGAGCAGCGGCTCGAAAATTTTCAGGATCGGGATGTGCTCGAAGACCTTGGCGAGGCCGCCGGCGAGACGTCCGATCGGGATGATGGAGACGACCGCGATGATCGTGTCCAGCCAGTGCTTCTTCCAGAAGTCGAGGCTGAACAAGGGGTCGAACATGGACGTGATGAAGCCGATCGCGAGCGGGATCGCGGAGGCCCCGAAGCCCTTGCCGATCTCGACGAAGTCGAGGCCCGCGAAGACCTTCGCGATCTTCTTGGTGAAGTCGGCCGTGTGCTTCCCGACCCACCCGATGGCGTCTGCGAGACCCTTCCCCAGGCGCTCTCCGAGCTTGTCCCATTTGATGCCGTCGATGCCGCCCTGGATGGCCGAGTGGATCTGGCTCCCCAGCTGCGCGGCCTCCGACTTCTTCGGCGCACCAGGCAGCAGACCCTTCGGCACCGCCGGCGCCTTCAGCATCGGCGATGGCAGCACCGTCTTGCCCCTGCCCGGCAGGAGGCTCGCCGACGCCGGGAGCTGCTTCAGTACGGGCGCGGGCAGCACCATCGGCTTCTGAGTCTTCTTCGACCCTCCGTCCAGGGCCTGGAAGAAGTCGCCGACCATGCCCTTGACGGTCGAGAACCCAGCGCTGATCTTGTCGACGGGGACGATGTCCCCCATGACCTGGCCGAAGTGCGCGGCTGCAGGCATGGCGTCGGCGGCCAGGAAGTGCACGAAGTCCGTGACTGGCGGCACCACCTTGGTGCCGATCCTGACGCCCATGACCTCCAGGTTCGAGGTGAGCAGGTGCCACTGGGCCTCGGCGGTCTTCCGCTGCAGCTTGACCGCGTCGTCGAACTTGCCCGTACTGCGGTTGATCTGGAGTTGCTTTTTCTCCAAGACGTCGAGGTTGTTGAGCATGAGGAGGATGCCGCTGCTGGACTTGCCGCCGCCGAACGCCCGGGAGAGGATCTGCGACTGCTGGGAAGCGGACAGGCCGCTCTTGTCGAGGTGGTCCTTCAGCAGGGTCAGCGCGCCGATGAGGCCGTCCTTGCCGCGCATCGCGTCCGCGAGCTGGAGGCCGGTCAGCCCGATCTTCCCGAGCTGCTTCTCGGCCGCCTTCGACGGGGCGCCGAGCAGGCTGAACGACATCCGCAGGCGGGTCGCGGCCGACGCGGAATCAATTCCTTCGTCGGTCATCAAGGCCAATGCGGCTCCGACCTGTTTCATGGAAAGGCCGAAAGTTTTCGCCGAGGGCAGGATTCCGGTACCAATTGCCGCGTTGAATTCGTCCATTGACATATTGCCAGCGCCGATAATCGCATTTACGGTGCTGACTGCTTCGTGGAAACTCGTCGCGCCCTTGATGCCCGTCCGCCAGGCGCCCGCGAGGGCGTTGGTGGTCTCCTCCAAGTTGGCGTGACCGACGGCAGCGAGGTCCGACGCCTCCTTCAGCGCCTTCATCGACTGCACGTTGCTCCTGCCGACGGACTTCAGGTGGTAGAGGGAGTCGGCGAGCTGGTCCGGTCCCTGCTGGGTCGTCGTGCCGAGCTTGAGGACCTGGTCGGAGAGCTGCTTGACGTCCTTCTGGGTGCCGCCCGCCTGGGTCGAGATGCGGGTCATCTCCGACTGGAAGCGGCTCGCGTCCTTGATCGACACGGCAAGTCCGGCCGCCATCGCCTCGCCCGCGATGGCGGCGGTCTTGGCCAGCTTGCCGAGAATCTTGTCCGTACCGCCCGCGGCCCGGCCGACGGTGTTGAAGGTGCGGGAGGCCGCATCGCGGGCAATGAGGGTGTAGATGATGCCCGTGGACGACATCCCCATGACGCCTCCCCTCAACTGCTGGGTGGGTCATGTCAGTTGCGCCCGGACTCGGCGGCTTCTCTGTCGGCTGCCTCGCGGTCTTCAGCCTCGATGCGGTAGAAGATCTCCCACTCGGTCAGCTCGTGGGCGCTGATGCGTCGGAGGAGTTCGGCTCGGGTGCAGCCGAGGGCTCGGGCGAGGATGAACTGGAATCGCCGTCCGCTGCCGGCGTCTCGGAGTTTCCCTCCATCGCCTCCTGCTCGTCTTCGCTGAGGCCGGACAGGCGCGCGGCGACGTCGTACAGCCGGTCGAGGACCTTGCCGTTCTTCCGGCCCAGGTCGCCGGCGTCCTGGTCGGTGAACAGGCGCGCACCGTGCTCGTCGACGAGGCACTTCACCAGAAGGCTGGCGCGCGCGTTGTCCTGGACGAAGATCAGTTCCTGCTGGGGTGTTCCGGCGTTGCGGAACTGGCGGCGGCTCGCCTGGTAGGCGTCGAGCTCCTCGCCCGTGAGGCCTCGGATGATGACCTCGTCGCCCCACTCGGGGACGGGGACCTTCTCCAGCTGGACGTCGTTGACGGCGAGGATGCCGTCCCGGGACAGGGCCATGGTGCTCCTAGCTGATGTCTCTGGTGATGCCGGTCAGGACGCGGTTCACGGCCTGACGGGACGCTGGGCCGGCAACGCGGACGGTCTTGTAGAAGTAGGGCTCGCCGCGCTGGTTGACCCAGTTCTCGCGGTTGCCGTAGACGGGGTGGCGCCAGCGCTTGGTGCCCTCGACCATGGCGGGCAGCGACTTCATGTGCGCGGGCATCTTGCGGCCGTCGACGCGGAGCGCCACCCCGGCTTTCTTGCCCGCAGTCTTGATCTCCAGGCGGGTTGCCTTGGACAGCTGGCCGCGCAGCCCGTCCGCGCTGTAGCTGCGGCTGGACGGGAGGGCGCGGATCGCTGTCCGGACCTTCGGTACGAGCGGGCGGGCTGCCGCGCGCAGTTCTTTGCGGAACCGCTTCTTGATCTCCGGGCTGTCCATGCGGCGCAGCTCGCGGCTGACGCGCCGCAGGTCGTCGCCGTGGTGCAGCTGGATGCTCACGGCACGGTGATGTTCTCGACCGGGATGCTCGTGACCGAGAACTGGATCATGATGCTGGCCGGGTTTTCGACGTCACGGCTCTTGGGCTGGCCGGTCACCTTCACCGGGAAGACGTCGTACTTCAGGCCGGCGGTGTCGCCCTCCGGGAAGATCGCGATGAAACCCGCCGTGTCGCGCGGCAGCAGCGTGCGCACGTCGGCGCTGGTCGAGGACATGTAGAGCGTGAGGCTGGAGTCGTCCGCGGTGATGCGCCCCGGGATCTTGGACACGAACCTGGAACCGAGGTCCGGGGTGTCCTGCTGGTCCGAGCTGGTAGCGAAACCGGATACGGCCGAGATTTCAGCCGTGAGGTCAGATCCTGCGTTCAGCTCGGAACGCGTCGGCGCCGCCTTGTTCGCGATGGCCGCGACCCAGTAGTAGCGGGTGGTACCCGGCGGGATGTACCGGGAGGTCGGGGTGATCGGCGTTGCCACCATGGTTACTTCTCCTCCGTCTTCGGCTTCGCGCGGGAGCGCGACGGCTTGGTGGGCGATTCCGCCGACTCCGACTGCTCCGGCTCGGCTGCGGCCTGCTGTTCGGCCGCCTCATCAGCGGGCACGGCTTCGGGCTCGGCCGCGTTCTCGGCCGCCGGCTGGGCTGCTTCCTCGGCCGCGGCGGCTTCGGCCTGCGCCTTCGCCTTCAGTTCGGCCCGGCGCTCCAGTTCCTCGGCGGGCACCATCTGCCAGCCCGCGCCCGTGTAGTGCGGAACGGAGTCCTTGGGGACCTCGATCTCCTGGTCGGCGGGCAGCGTCGGGTGCCGCATGGCGACGGTTTCGCTCACGGGACCCTCACCACCGCGACCGTCACGCCGGAGGTGACGGAGTAGGTGGCCGTGGCCAGGCCGGTGGTCGGGTCCGCGTACAGGGAGGCGATCAGCGGGATGACGCCGATGCCGGTGTTCGCGCCGACGCTGAACGTGCTGTCGGCG